AATATATATAATACTCTCCATTTAAATTTTTTCTGTATATGGGTTTATTAGGTATTAGAAGAGGGCCTAATAGTATTCTTTTTTTCTTATCAATTTCAGCTAGTTTAATTTCTTGATCTTTAAGAGCAATAAAATCTTCTTCTATTGCAGGATTTTCTACTATTGAGATTGCCTCAACTCCTGTAACCTCTTGATCTTCATCTAATATTAATTCTACTATCTTCATAACTAAATAACGCTTTTTATATTATATTTTGTATTATAGTGATGCTCCATCTATAATGTTTCTCTCTAATCCTTGAGCAGTAGTTACATCATTACTAACCACAAAGGCCTGTACAGGTGCTTGACTACCTAAAGCCTCTGCTATTTGACTTACACCTGATCCTCCTACTCCTGTTACTTCAGGAGGAGTAGATTCTACTTCAGGAGCTATTGTAGGTATTGATGCAGGAGCTGATTCTGATCCTTTTGGAGTACCACCTAAAGAGGCAGCTACTGTTTTCTGTTTTCTAATTGCTGACATTATACCTGCTACAATACCAACTGCAGTACCTGCATAAGCTATAAGGCCTGGAATAGCTGCAGGAAAACCTAAAGCAAGAGTTGCATTTAATCCTGATGCAGTATCAGTACCACTTTTAACTGCTTTCATTTGACCATCTACCATCATCATTGTAGCCTTTTGTTTTACAACTCCTAACTCTATTAATAATTCTTGGGCAGCCATTAATTGTTTTGCAACTAAAGCAGCTTTACCTAACGCTGATTCTGCTCCGAAAATTTGGGTAATTATGTCAAGAGATTGTAACTTCATTGCTCTTTTTTTATCTTCAATTTTTTGAGCTTCTGCTATCTCTTTATCATCTTGAGCTTTCTTTTTGTCTGCTATAGCTTTTTCTCTTGCATCATCTTCAGCATCAAACATAGCCTGTTTTTCTTTTTTCTTCTCTCTTAAAGCATCTTCTAGAAGTGATTTTTGTTCATCATTTAATAATTCATTATCTAACAGTTTCTGATAATGCTCCTCAATCTTAGTTAACTCTAAAGCTCTTCTAGCATCTTCTGATACTGCAGTAGCTTCTCTAACTTGGTTTTTAAAATCAGCTAGTTTTTTAACTCCTTCTTTTTCTAACCTTTCTTCTTCTTTTATATCTGCTTTTCTTTGTGCTTCTATTGCTTTCCTTTCAGATTCTGCCTCTCTTAAATTCGTAGTGATTTCTGCAGTAAGTGTTTTTTGTTTCTTTAATCTAGAGGCCTCTAATTCTATAACCTTAGCTCTCAATGCAGCCTCTTCATCTAAATCTTCTTTTGTAGATTTACTAAGTGAGTTTTCTAATGTCTTAGCATCAGCTCTTAACGTAGCAGCTTCAATTTCTTTGAGTGTTATTTCTTCTTCAATTCTACCTGCTTCTTTTAATGCTGCTATCCTATCTTCAATAGATACATTTTCTTTATCTGCTGCTTTCTCTCTAAGCTCATTAAATTTTCTAGTAGCCTCTGCTCTATCTATCAATAATTGTCTTTCTAATTTATCTGCATCAGCTCTTTTATCAGCAAGTTCTCCTGCTAGTCCTATTTCTTTTTTAGTTTCTTCTGCAAAGTTTTTAATACCTTCTGTTACTGCATCTATTGATTCTCTAGCTCCTTTGAAATCTCCTTTAAACACTTTTATTATAGCCATTCCAAAATCAGCTAGTATATCTGTTACATTACCTATAACTACTTTAATTTTAGTAAAAAACTTGCTAAATTTATTTTGACCTTCTTCTGATGAAGTAAAAGCAGTTGCTATTCCTACTATTGCAGTTGCTACTGCTACTAAAGGTATTGCTAACATTGCTACCTTTAATAGTTTAGAGCCTTTGGTTGCAGCTCCTAATGATCCTGTAAAGTTTCTAGTAGAACTAATAAGGCCTCCTGTTTGCTGATCTAATAAACCTAAAACACCATTATAATCTGCTGCACTTTTTTTTGATTCTTTTAAAGTATCATTAGCTCTTTTTCTATCTTTGTTTACATCTTTGAGGCCCTGTTTTTCTTCAACTAACCTGTTTTTAGTTTCTCTAATTTTTTTATTTAAGGCATCTCTTCTGCTCATTGCCTTTCCTGACATACCCTCTGTTTCAGAAAGTTTCTTGTTATATCCGGCAAGTTCCTTCTCTAAATCAGATACTAAATCTTCCTGAGCTTCAAAGGATTTGTTAAGCTCATCTACATTAGCTTGAGCATCTTTAGTAGATACTTTTAATTCGTATGTTTTAGATACTACTGCCATTTAAGTTGGTTTTTAACTTGTTTTACTGCTTGTTTAATTGATGTAGGTAAAGCATATTTACCCTGAGCTATTCTTATATTTTCTGTAACTCCTTCACAAACTTGTAATAAATCTATTATATTTTTTATCATACTATATTTAATAATTCTAAGTTACTATCTCCTGTTATTAAGTTTGTCTTTATACTATTAATTCTATAGTTTCTATTATTTAACGAAATTTTATCATTCAATTTTAAATTATATATAATTTTTAAAGGAAGTTTAGCTTTTACTTTAGTTAATCTTCTAGCATTATTGAATACATCTTGTATATATGTCTTATAACAATTCTCAAATAATGTACCTGTAAAAGTAGATCCCCCTGTAAATTCATTAGTTTCTAAATTAAAATGTATATTATCAGTTGAGGTAGCTGATGCTATAGCTCTACTGTTACTAGGAATCCAATAAGCATTGGTACTAATGTTAGAAGTTTCAGCAATTTTAACTGATATAGCAGTTGCACTACTTTGATGAATAGCGTAAAATATTAATGGAGATCCATAATAGGCCTCCTGGTTATCATTTACAGACCATCCCCATTGTATATCTGTATTAGCTGCAGTTTGTGCATTTACTAACCTTTGATATTGAAAATGCTCAAATGGTAATTCTACTTTATAAGTTTCTGTTGGCCCATCAAAAGATGAATCTCCCTGAAAATCTATAGTACCCCATCCTGTATTTTCTAACTGTTCAAATTGTTTAGCTAAAAAACTACCTAAGCCTTTATAGGAAAATTGTATCTCTTTAAAAGGTAAAGCTACATCTACCTTACTTGTTTTTACATCTACATACTCATCTATAGTATATGAAGTAGATGAGGCTGCATAAAAATCATCTAATTTTTGTACAACAATAGTACCTGATTCATTAACAAAAGCAGTTAGATTAAACATTCTAAATATACCTGTAAGGAAATCTATAACTTTCATTTTAGGTATTTGTTCGTTAATTCTAAATTGGAAAGTAGTACCTGTAATTGTTTGGCTTGTAGATCTCCATTCATCAGTCCATCCTGTTTGTGAAAAATCATCAATACCTCCTAAATAACCATTAATCTCAAATCTTATATTGCCTGATCCAAAAGTTACAGTATCTGTAGATCCTACAGAAAAAGTATATGTACCTGATGCTAAAGTAAAATCACTATCAGTAATTAATTGAGTGTTTTGTACATCTTGCCTTTGAAATACCTGTGATCCATTCCTGAAAATCCTTAATGTATAATTTGTATTTGCAGTTGTAGGAATAAAGCTAATATTAAAACCTAAAATACCATTAGGATAGGTAGTATATGTAGATGATATATTAACACCATTACCTGGATTTGTAGTAGTAGCAGGAGGGCTGCTATTTAATGAGAATCCTGTTACTGTACTAAATTGCATTGAAACCTGTTGTGCAGGTTCTACATCTCCTTTTTTTCTATGTAACCATAAATATAAATTATACCAGGTAGCATTAGTAGTATTAAAGAAATCATTACTAAATGTAATACTATATTTAGTTTGTATTGCTAAGATTATTTCGTGTAATCTCAAAGCAAATTTTAGATCATTCCAAAAAACACCATTAGCATTTGTTGAATTTACATAAGGTAAATTACCATTACCTGTTTTAGAAGTATCATAATATAATTGCCTAGTATGAGTTATTAATGGAGTTATTAATGGAGGAGCAGTAGATAGTAAACCACCTCTAATATTAGTTGAATTATAATCAGTATCTTCAGCACTTAAATCTAAAGCTGATAATTGATCATCTCCTAGTAAATCTTTTAAGTTTACTGTTTCTCCAAAGAATGTAATTCTATATCCATAAGGTTTATTCTTTTTAAGATCCACGCCTTCTAGCCTTACAAATCCTTTTTTAAATGGTATGTTATTTAATTGTATTTCTGCTGCTACTTTATTTCTAGCATCAAAAGTATTTTCTAGATTATAATTATAATAATGCCTAAATAATATGTTATTTGTTTTAGATGCAGGTACAGTAAATGTTTGAGTAAACTCAGTAAAAATCTTAGCTATATCTCTTATGTTTTGTATGGTTTGAGTTATAGATACACTCTCATCTTTAAATAGATCTACTCTAGTACCACTTATAAATAATTGTAGTTTTTGCATTATCTAACATTGTTAATATAATCAAAGGCCTCTTCAAATTGTATTGTATATTGTATTAACTTATCATTTAAAGAAGTTTTATGAGTTATGTTACTTGTCTTAACTGTTAATGGTACTATCTCATTACTACTTGGACTAGCAAATCGAGGCCTAACCATCCATACATATTCAGATAATAATAGCTCTTCAAACCAAGCATTAGCACTCTCAGGATAAAATCCTGAAGATAAAGAATGAGATACCTTACCCTGCTTATCAAATGTTTTTATAGGATGATTAAGATTAGAATAAGTACCTGTTGTACTAATTATATTTCTTTGATATTTATCTGATTTTACATTTGTTGTATTAACTTCTTTTAAGAAAAACCAAAGCTCTTGTAATGCTCCATATCTATTTATAAATATAATTTTTCTTCCTGCTCCATATTTAGTACAATCTATTCTAGTTATAATAACAGTTGTAGTTTCTACTGTATCTGAAGTATCTCCTGCAGTAAAATCATTATTTTGTATTGCTCCTGATGAATCTGTATATTGGAAAGCACCTGCAGTATTTGTTGGTACAAATATTTCAAATGTATTTCCACTTGCAGCATATTTAGGAGTAAATAACATAGTTCTAGTACCTACTGTAGGATTAGATCCTTCATTAAAAGTACCATATCCATCTAAGCCTATATGAGTAGCAGTATCTGTAGTACCTACTTGAGTACCACCTGCATTTGCTTGAGGATAAAATTTTATAGCTCTAGATATTGCTATTGAGTTACTAGGATAATTTGCAGGATCTAAAGTAACTGCAGGAGTTAAATAATCTCTACATAATTCTGCTATCTCAAATAATATAGGGCTACCTGCAGTACAATCTTTAATAATAACATATCTTAATGTACTATCTATTGTAAGCTCTAGCTTAGCAGAAACTGCTCCTGATGGAGTTGTTAATGTTTCATATCTTGGACTTCTTAAAAGTATTGTAGCCATATCTTATTTTTTAATACCTAATATTACTTGTTTCTCAGTATCTAACAAAAAAGCATTTAGAAATTCATCTCCAAATCTTTGAATACCTTTATCAAAAGGATTAGAAAAAAACATAGTAGCTCTTAATCCATTTCTCCATATACTGTTTACTATTATATATCTCATAGATTGATAACTCATAAATCTTCCTTTCTTATCTCTAAATTGAAATTTCTTTAACTTTATCCAATTTTCAATACCTGTTGTAAGCCCTCCTTTTGGCCCAGATCCTGATCCAAATTTAAAAGGGCTACCTGCTGTATTCTGATCTGCATAATGTCCTTCAGTACCTCTCACACCCTTATCCTGGAATACTCCATAATCTTCCATATCAAAATAAACATAAAATCCTTCAGGCCTTACATCTATTTTAGGTTTTATAGAATTATATAACTTACCTGATGCTCTCTTTCCTTTTTTACTAAGATTAGATTTAGCTTGTTGTACTACATATTTAGCAAACTTATTTACTACTATTTCTAATTCAGCTAGTTTCATAATTTATAATTAATTCCAACACTACTATTTAAAATCTCACTATCCCAAAATTTAACATATTCTCCTTCAAAAAATAAGGATAATGTTTTGCTAATTTTCCATCCAAATATTAAACCTCCTTGATAATCACTCCATTGATCCCCAGATCCTTCAGAGTGCATCTGATTATGGCCTTGTAATCCCCATCCATTTCTATGTAAATAAGAGAAATCTTCGTTGCCTTTTATATAATGATGATAAGGTAAAATCCAATTAGCGTAAGCGTGTAACCAAAACTTAGATCTATAATGATAGAAATCAGCACCTACTATTGGAGCTACCTCCATAAATGGATCTAACTCTGCCCATTTCTCCTTATTAAATCTATTCATTAGATCTCCAAATACTCTATCTCTAAAATCTCTATCTCCATAGGCTACTATCTCTCCATCAGGATCTCTCCATATCCAATCATAGAAAACATCTCCTGTACTATAATCAGTATAAGATGTATAATGATCAGTATATCCATATTCAAAGCCTAGAGTGTACCAATAGTTTTCTGGATTGCCTTGATCATCTAATTCATTTAACCAAAGCTCTATAGGATTGTATCCATAGGCTTTTTGATGAGATCTAGCTATAGCTCCAACAGATATACTTAGTTTTTTTCCTATTGGCAGTTTAAATCTTACCTCAGCAGATTGATATTCAAAATCTACATTACCCTGCTTTCTTTGTTCTATTTTAAAGATATGATATTTCCCTGTATGTCTTAAAAAGTATCTTGAATTTTCAAACTCTTGAGATCTTTCTCTTTCTTTCTCAAAGTGGAATAAATACTCAAATCCTTTTACTGCTCCTGTAGGAGCTGATATGCCTACCATATTTTCAGATCCATCTATATAGTTTTGTTTAACCTCATAATCATATCTGGCTAATCTTCTTATACCAAAACCTACTCTATAATCAAAAGGATGATATACTGTTTCATCTATAACTTCTGGAACTGCATATAAATTATCAGGATTAGTTCTTATAAAATAATCAGGATATTTGCTTTCATAGGCCTCCTTAATATCTCCAGCTACATAAATAGTAGAATACTTAAATACCTCATCATATATTTTTTTAAATACTTGGCCATTAACATTTGTTGTTAATAATATTAATAATATTGTTATTAGTTTTTTCATAATCAAAATTTGTCCTCTATTAGTTTGTCTATATGTTTGTTAATTACTTCTATGCAATTTTCAGGAAGTTTAAGATCAATACCACTTTCTACTCTTGTTATTTCTTTACCATTATGATACAATACTATAGTAGGTAAATACTTAATCTTTTCTTCTCTAAATATTACTCCTTTATCCTCCATTTTAAAATAGTATATATTATATACTTTAAAAGGAGTTAATTTTATTTCAGAATCTTTTACGAATCCTGCTGAGAATTGTACTATACTAATATCATCTTTAAAATCTTGACTATAAGAATAGCCACTAATTAAGATTGATATTATAAGTATTATTTTTTTCATTTTAGTTTCTACTTATTTCATATAATCTATCATCTATTTTTTGCAAGTTTTCTTTTATCTCATTTATATCTTTTGATAATACATCTTGTTTCTCTTCTAATCTTTTAACTGTTTCTCTTACTAGCTCATCTTTATATTGGAACTCTATAGGATTTACTGAGTTTGTTTTTAATTCTTCAACTTCCTTTGAGTTTTGAGCTACTGAGGAGGATAATGTAAAGTAAGTAGTAGCTAGAGATATTGCAAAGAATATTATTACTCCAATAGTTTTAAGTTCAAGCGTTAGTTTTGAGTTTTCTGAAACATTCATTTAGCAAATAGTTATATCGTTATAAATAGTAATATCCATTGTAGCTGTAAATCCAGCTAATTGATTTTCAAACCTATCATAAAAAGGTTCTAGAGTTGGATCTGAATCTAACTGATATTGCTCAGTATGTAATGATCCTCTTCTTAATAATTGTATTAGTTTATTTAATACTCCTAATTGAGTATTTAGTATATCTTGAAGATTATTATTTCCTGTAAATATATCTACAGGTAAATCTTTAGATTCATTTACAATATCCATAGCAAGTACACTAACATTAAAGCTCAGAGTTTGTTCTCCTACTACTACACTATTTACTATAATATGAGCCATTGGAAACATATCTTGCTTTCTTAAATTAACATCTGATATATCTCCTGTAGTAACAGTATTAATACTTTGATCTTTAAGGAGCTGCTCCTTTAAAGTATTTGTTATTTGGTAAAATCCTCTTATTCCCTGATTACTCATTTAATTTTCTTTTTAATTTCTTGTGCCTCCAACTCATTTTTATCCTTCATATAAGATAACCAGGTAAAACATTTATGAACATTTAATTTAGTGATATGTTCAATTTTTGTAATGTCTGATCCACATAATGCCCAAATTGACTGATACCATCCCCATTTTTTTCCAAAGTTAGATACTGCTGATAAATCTCCATCTGATCTCCCTTCTCCAAAGATTTCAGGATATGATTTGATAAATCCAGACCTAGTTTCATCAAAAAAAAAATTGATGAAGTAACAGCACTCATAGGCATATCTAATAAATACTTATCATTCTCTACATTATACTCATCAATAGCATACTTATCTCCTACGCTTGTAAGGATGGGCCTGTATAGTACATTCATTGCTTTTTCAATATTATCCCAATCTCCAATATATGTATCTAGATCTATATACTCTCCTAGTGTCATATCATCTAACGAAGGATGGAATCCATATTGAGTTTTTCCAAGTTTAAATTTTCTAACTAAAGAAGGCTTATCATTAAAGGTTTTATCTAATATGGAGGCTACCTCTTCTGAATCTTTATACTTCATTCTATATACTTCTTTTAATGATACCTTACAAAAGATCTCAAGCATTTTAGCTCTTATAAATTTAGGATCATCATTCTTTTCCTGGATCTTTAAAAAGTGTTTATAATCTCTTAGAGAAACATCATCCATACTTCCAGGAATATCTAATTTTATTTTCATATTATTATAACGAATTTAATTGAACATTTTACTTAAAAAAAAAAAGTAGGCTAAAGATACATAAACCACTCAGAAATTGTACCTCTGCCTACTAACCAAACAAACTAACCTAAACAAACTATGAATAAAAGTGGTTTAGAAATTTTGCTTATAATCTTTTAATAGTTTTTCATATTTATCTTTTACTTCTTGATGTTTATCTTTTAGATCTCTTAGATCTAGCTGGGCCTGATTAGCTCTTTGTCTATAATCACTTATAGCCTCTTTATGGAAAGCTATATCTCTTTGGATCTCTACTACATAAAGGGTAACCTCTAATAAGTTCTGATCAAAACTTTTAAGCTCTTTATTATTGGGCTTTAGCTTTCTCCATTTTTTAACCAGGCTTGAGCAGAGCTGCATATTATTATAATACTCAAGATCCTTTAAGTTCGTTACTTTGTCTATTGGCATACTTAAAGTTAATAAATTTTATCCATAGTAGATAACCATAGTTATCCAATATAGAAAAAAGATGGAGAGAACAAACAAGAACTCTCCAATCATTTTTGATATAAATTTAATCTTTTTCATAAAACACTTCATCTAATACTGTTATATTATCCCAATTAGTGAGGGCATAATTAATAAAATTATCTATATGCCTTTCATTATTGAACTCTCTATTTACATAAACAGGCTTAGCCTGTCTATTCCTAAATACTAATGTAGCTTTAATTCCCATTCTGTATAAAATTTAATTACTTTTGATATTGTGAATCTACTATTGTTTTTTCAGTTAGATCTACATAGCTGAAGTAGAAGACGATTTACCACCATCTCTATATTTCCATCACATTTATAATCCCCTTCTACATTTACTAATTTTACAAATCTAAGAGCATTTGATTTCCTAGTAAATATTATTTCAGTACTACAAATTTTTGATAGATCAAAGAACATTGTTCTATTCCATTCAGGAGAAATAAATTTATATTCTACATAATGTTGGCCTCTCCTGGAATATGGGCTATATACTGCATCAAAGATTTCTGTTGTATCTTTATTACATAGTGTTTTTAATGGATTATCTTCTTTAAGAGAATCACTCATTTTAGAATAAACATCAATTATTTTCATTTGTTTGGTTTTAAATTAATAATACTCAAATATACAACTAAATATTGGATATATCAACAAAAAACTTGAAAAGTTTTAATTTATTATGTATCTACCTCTGTTGGGATTTTTTAATTCCATCATTAAAGCGTACCTACAAGCATCAATACAATCAGGATGAAGGCCTGTAGGTTTCTGGAGGTTATTGCCTTCTTTATCTTTATCCCATACATATCCTTGAAGTTCTCTTATTAGATTCTTAGATCTTGAAGTAATATAGATCTCATTTTGGTTTATTAGGTTAAGACCATATACAACTGAATCTCTACCCTTAGTAACAGGAAATACTTTATGCCCATAGTTTCTCAGCTCCTGGATAGATTTAGGTTCAGCAGAATCAGCATATATATTATAGCTTATATTGTTTTGTCTAATGAAATAGCTTAGATCTCTATTTAACATTCCTTTACGATATAGGATCTCATCAAAGATATAAGCATCATTCCATTTGTAGAGGTTTATAATAACAGAAGGATCTACAGAATAGCCTAGATCTAATCCAGCACAAAGTATTCTAGCATCAGTTGGTATTTTATCTATTGATTTCCAATCAGGAATACAAGCTCCTTCTAAACTGCCTATCTCTCCAAGTCCATATACCCTCCACCAATTAGCCCAATATGTAGAAGTATTAGCTTTATCCTTAGCCTTCTCTATTTCTCTTACTATTGATTCAGGGAGGCTATCATTATCTTTATAAGTAAGGGTAAGGAAATCTGTATCTTCTTGGCCTATTAATTCTTTATCTACCCAAAATAAATTAGTTGGATTATAATCTAACCAAATATTATTAGATGTTCTTATAGCTAATTGCTGATAACTATCAAAGTTTACATTGTTACACTCATTTAAGAATAGATCAGATCTCCTAGCTCCTCTGAGTTTATCAGGCTGATCTGTACTAAAGAACTCTAAGTAACTACCATTATGAAATTCGTATTTTAAGGTACTTCTATTGTACTTTCTCTCATCATATCTATTCAAGGCTTTAAGGATGTTTAGAAAGTCCTTTAAAGCTCCTCTACGCAAATGAGGCACACTCTCAGATACCACACTAATCTCAGATCCTTTATTTCTTATTGCATAGTCAATTAATATAAGAAGTATTGCTATTGTTTTACCTGCTGAAGATCCTCCCCTAATTATCTTTATTCTCTTATCTAGATTTCTTAGTTTATCTAATGCTAAGGTTTTTTGTATTTGCATTAATCAATAAATATAGGCAGATCTTCGTTTATATGTATGTCCTTAGTTTCTTTGGGCCTACCTGCATAATAATTATAAAAGAGCTGAACATACTTATAATCTCCTTTTTTTAATCCTGCCTCTAATGCTTCAAATGCTAAAGGTTCTAAAGGAGTTAATTTCTCTATTAGATTTAGCTCTTCAGCTTTAGGTTTTCT